TGGCGACACTATTTGGCGTCCACAGCCTTATATTGCTCAGTCTTTTAACGGTATGGACCAATCCGCTAACTTTAAGGATAACACGCAGCTTGCAGTGCCTGCCACGCTTGGTTATTCTAAGGCTGTGCCTTGGGTTATGGATGCTAAGCAGTTGCGTGATGCTTTGCAGGAAGGCCGGTTGCTTGAAAGCGCAAAGCAGAAACTTGCATCAGATATTAACGTAGCCCTTAACAGTGTAGCCTCATTGCAGGGTACGCTTGTGGTTAAGCGTACAGTATCCGCATCAGGCTATGATGATGTGGCCCAGGCTGAAGCCCTGTTTAATGAACAGGGTATTATGGCCGCTGACAGGGCTATGGCGCTTTCCACCCGCGATTATAACGGTATGGCAAGCAACCTTGCAGCCCGCGCCTATATTACACCTGGTTCTATGCCTTCTGATGCCTACAAGAAATCCTATGTTGGTGTTGTGGCCTCATTTGACACTTTCAAGCTGGATTATTCCCCCCGCTTGGTTGCTGCTACTGCAACTGGTGTTACAATGAATGGTGCTAACCAGTATTACACCCCTAAGGCTGTAACTACAGCTAATACAGGTGAAACTGCAAACGTAGACAACCGTTATCAGACTATTGCAATCACTGTTGTAGGTGGCACTGTTAAGGCTGGTGATGCCTTCACTATTGCCGGTGTTAATGCTGTGCACCATATCACTAAGCAAGACACAGGGCAGCTTAAAACCTTCCGTGTAATTGCTATTGCAACTGGTACCGGTGGCACTGGTACTGTGGTAATCAGCCCGCCTATTATCTCTGGCGGTGGTGGTACTGATGCAGAATTGCAGTATCAGAATGTAACAGCAACGCCTGCTAGCAATGCTGCTATTACCTTCCTGAATACCACTACAGCCGCTGTTAACCCCTTCTGGCAACGCGATGCCCTAGAAATCTTGCCAGGTCATTACGCTGTGCCTGAAGATGCGGGTGCTGCTGTAATGCGGGCTGCAACAGATCAGGGCATTGAACTAGTGTTTACTAAGTTCTTTGATATTAACACCCTTAAGACTAAGTACCGTGTAGATACTTTGTTTGGCGTGGTTAATAAACAGCCCGAAATGACCGGCATTATGCTGTTTGGTCAAGCTTAATAGCTAAAGAGGGGGCTAAGCCCCCTCTACCATAACTTAATCAAACAACATACTTTTATGAGGAATTAAAATGACTATTATTGCTAGAAATGGCTTTGTAGGTGCTGTGGGTAGCCTTGTGCTAGTTCCAGCCGGTCAATCTCTTGTAGTCGGCAATCCTGGGCCTGGTGTAGCTAAAATTTCTTCAGCGCCTTTTGTTAATAATCAGCTTCAACCACTTTTTGCAACACTTAGCGCTGTAGCGGCTGGTGCAGGTTCTTATATTACATTTGCTGCTGCTACTTATGTATTGATTGAAGCGCCTGCTTCAAATAATATTGAATACGCCATTGGTGCAGCCCCTGTGCTGGTTACTTACCCACTCTTGGCCACTAATGCCTTGATTGCTAAGGTGGGTGGTGGTCAATCCGGTGCAACTTTGCTTGGCAACCTGTTTAGGGTTTCTACTGTTGCTTCTGCTGCTGATAGTTGCTTGCTGCCTTCAGCCGTACCAGGCGCTGTTGTAGAGGGTTATAATGCTGGTGCTAACTCCACCACTATTTACCCGCAAACAGGTGAAGTAATCAACAGCGGTGCAGCTAACGCGGGCTTTGCTGTGGGCACAACTAAGGCGGTACGCTTTAGCTGTACTGTTGCCGGTACTTGGAATGCTATGCTTAGTGCATAATTTTAGCGAGTAGGCTAAGGCGGGGGTTATCCCCCGCCTATCTTCAACATTAGAGGTTAAGAGAAATGCTTAGCAATTACCCAAAAATGGTCTATCAATACCCAGGCGATGTACAGTTGCAGGATGGCAATTATGGTACATTGATTGTTAACAATGAAGAAGAAGAAGAACAAGCTGGTAAAGATGGTTGGTTTGAAACTATGGCTGATGCTAAAGCCGCTGGTTCCCCCGCTGCTTCTAAAGCAAAAGCTTGGGCATAAATTAAAATGCCTTGGACTAAGCAAGAGCTAGTACTAGCAGCCTTTAGCCGTATAGGCTATGGTACTAGCTTTGATATTTCACCTGAGGCTATTGAAGATGCTACCCGTAAAATGGATATGATGGTGGCAACTTGGTCTGGTTCTGGCATTAATATTGGGTATAACATTAGCTCTACCCCTAAAACCACTAATTCAACTGATAATAGTGGTGTGCCGGATGCATATAATGAAACATTATATTTAAATTTGGCTAAGCGTATTGCTGGTGAATATGGTAAGAGATTGTCACCAGAAGATTTATCTTTAGCGCATGAAAGCTATTTGAGCCTACTTAACAAAGCTGTTAGTGCTAATACTATTCCTATGCAATACCCCAAGGGTATGCCACGTGGTGCAGGCAATAAAGAATGGCGAAATAAACAACCTTTTGTTACACCCCCTGTAGACCCCCTGGAAACAGGCCCTGAAGATAATTTTATATTGGAATAATAACAGTTATGCCAACTATTAAACAACTGAATAGCACAACCTCATTATCTGATGCAGATAATTTTGTAGTTTATTCTACTACTAATGGTGATACCCGGAAAGTATCTTTAACTTCTTTCTTGAAATATTTAGTTGGCAAGTTCTCGGTGTTAGATGTTAATACCAAATTAAGTATTACTAAGTCTATATACACGGCTACCTCAATAGGTGGTACTAATAATGCCCAAAGTTTTACAACAGATAATTTACTTGGGTTATCTGCTATCCCTATTTTGGTTTGGGTTATTCCTGTGCTAACAAACACAGGCCCTATGACTATTACAATAGATGATAATAGCTTAATCCCCTTGTATTCCCCTATGGGAAACCCTCTAAATAATGCAGAGTTTGTTACTGGTGTACCTTACCTACTTATTGTTACCAATACCTACGCTAAAATTTTTACATCAGGGGCTACTTTCTAATGAAAGCTTTTAAAACTTTATTTCTGTATACAATCCTTTTGTGCTTCCTGAGCACACATACATTTGCTGCAACATTGGATGGTGGCCCACCTCCGTTTGGCTCTAGTGTTCAAGAAATTAGGGCTGATGATGCATTAGAAAAAGCTGAGCTTTATAAACGTGCTACAATCCGTAGTAATACAGTATCTGTACCTGTAAGTAATAACCGTATTGTTATTGCCTCTAGTGATGTCCCCGTAACAGCATTATCGGATGGTATTTCACTGGATTTTGTAGCCATAGCTAATAATTCAGGGGCAGCTACCCTTAAGCTTGACAGTACACCAGAAACAGCTTTTACCAATGTAGATGGTTCTGCACTTGTTGGCGGTGAAATTATTTCAGGTAGACAATACCACGTTAGGTATTATTTTACCTCTACGCAATGGCGGCTAGCCACTTCTCTACCTGGTACGGCTATTACTAATAACCCCTCAGGTAATATTGTTTCGGGTGACACACAATCCGCAATTAATGAGCTTGACACCAACAAAGCCGGGCTTAGCCTAGCTAACGTATACACAGCAGATCAGACAGTTACAGATGCAAGATTTGCAGTTAAATCTAGCTCTTCTGGTTCTGTTGGCCAATCAATTATAGGCTACAGGATTAATACCAGGGATAACACGGGTATTCTAGGTAATGGTATTGACCTTAAGCTAAAAATTTCTGACCCTACCCCAGGTGCTGTTTCTGCCTATGCTGGTATTACCACAAATCAAGCCGGTACCTCTGCTGATAGAGTTTATGTTGGTGCTGGTGTTTACACCCCTAATGCAACAGGCGGTGATTTAGGGGTAGATACATTTAACGCAATTAACTATTTTGTTAATGGTGTTAACCTTACTGCAATTTACCAGTCAATAAGCTCAAACTTAACCTGCTATGCCGCTTTAACTACGGGCATGGTAACAAACACAGGTGTAGGTACTTGTGCCTCACGCACACTTACGGGTACGGCTAATGAACTAACAGTCACAAATGGTAATGGTGCTTCTGGTAATCCGACTATTTCTATACCAGCAGCGGTGACTTTTACAGGTAAAACAGTAACAGGTGGCACATACACAGGTGCGGCTTACAATGGTACACTAGGTGCTACTACTCCTAGCACTGTTAAAGCCACAAGTTACGCACTAACCAACTTGGTTAGTAACACAACTGCACCAACTGTTAGCGGGTTTTGCACTTCGCCAAGTGTGCCTAGCAACAATGGCACAGCGGCGTTTACTATCAATGTAGGTACATCTTGCGCTGCTTCCACAGGCACTATTACTTTACCAGCAGCTACTACAGGGTGGGTTTGTGCTGTATTTGATGTAACAACACCAGCTACTAACACAATTAATATGACAGGTGGTACGACTACTACTGTAACTGTAACTAACTACTCCAGGACTACAGGCGTAGCTGCTAACTTTACATCATCAGATGTGCTTAGGGTTATGTGCTCAGCATACTAATTAACAAGGTTGAATAAATGCCCA